CTTTGAGAAGAGATGACAGGTTGTCGTGGATCGAAAGGAGGAAGGGCAGGAATGGAGAAAGGACATGTTTCATCCAACTCAATCAAGTTTTTTTCAGAAAACATTTCATGAGTAGGAATAACAAACCGATGTTTATTTGGCTGGTCGTCCATTTGGGGATCTGCATCAATCGAAGAGAGAGAAAAATTCTTAAGTTTTACTATCTCTTCGCTTGGTGCAACATTCCCAGTAGGAAGGCCTGTCAAATCGTAAAAACTCGCTTCACCATGTTCGGCTCCGGGGAACGTTCCATATGACTGGAAAGTAGCTCGAAGATAACCATAGGTTAGCAAGTTGTAAGAAGGTTTTGCGGCTTTTATCGCGTCACGAATTTGATTAAAAAATTCGGGACCGTAAAAGAATATGGTCCGCAAGCTTCCATTTGCGTTAACTTCGGTGAGCTCATCGTCGGTCATAATTGGATGTTTTCGAATCCAATTAATCGGTTCGAGAGCAGCTTGTTTCTCCATAAGGGGGATATACATTCCCCACTGACTACCAGTTTTATTTTTCAAAAAACTGATATCAGTGAGAGGAAGTGTTGCTTCAGGTTTACCATTTTTCTCTGGTGAGGTGTACTCCATTTTGTGTTTAGCAAAATAGTCGCACACAGTCTCACCATTGTAATATTTGGTCATAGCAGGGATGACGGACACAATGTGATCGTCACCCATAACTCGCAAACTTACAAAAGTTTTGAAATGATACATACTACGATATTCTACAGGCACGGTTGCTAACCACGCCTCGTACAACATAGTATGCGTCATGTCACTACCGAGAAATTGGGTAACCCAAACACCACTAGCGAGGGATCCTGGCACAGAGACCAGGACCCCTTCAAATGCATACCACGGTTCAGTTACACAGATTATCAGGGCTTCAGCCATCTTCAATTGAAGAGGAGAAAGCACTGTTTTTACGGGAATCAACATTCGTTTCATCGAACGCATCATCCGAGACTTCTCGAGTCGTCCATCATAGGATCCAAAATCGGCTCCAAATCCTATGGGAGACTTCTCAAAAAGACCGCTCATCATGGTAGACCATGAAGAGCCTAATCTGTCAACTTTACCAGCGTACGATACTTCTCTAAAATTTTCCATTAGAGAATTAGCGTACGGTCCATAAAATTGTTTCAACAGAACGTTCATAACGAGGGGAGCCACCGTGAAAAGGCGAGTCTTTGCAGACTTAACCTTTTCTATGGGGCGCCCCTCGTCCTTAAGAGCACAGAGGAGAACAAAGTCGGGGACATGATTATTTGATACCATGTCCCAAGCTTTGTTATACTCTGTCATGAACATGTCTGTAGGAATCAATTTTCCAGTTTCTTCATTTCGAATAAATAGATGTTCTTTTTTCCATCCGTTCAAAACCCAAGGATATCCACACGAAGTGGACATGTCAAGGGTTTTCAACTGAGGGAAATCCAATGATCCATTTATTGCTTCATCAAGAGTCAAG